ATGAGCTAAGTCTAGGGGCATGGCAAGACCCGACTCATGTAAGGGCGTTCAACGAGAATAGCTGGCTGTACTACACGGACTGGCATTGGTATTTAGGATGGGAAGATCGGTTTTACATGAAGCAAATGGCGTTTAACCTGTCCGAATTCGGCAATGAGTTAGCAGAAAAGAAAGTATCAGACGCAGAAATACTGAGAACGCCGAGGGCTGTTGATTCGATGAGTGTTATTTTATGCAAGCAATAGTCATATGTACGGTGAACAATCCCGGCATTACTGTGCTGCTGGAGTCTATTCGTTGCTATGGTGACAAGTTACCCGTGTACTTATGTAGTAATAATCTTGGACTCTGGGCAAGAGCAAGAGAGATCACAGAAAACCTTATCTACCGACCCAATCCTGCTACCAATTTCGGAGATGCTTATAACGCAGCCGTTGACTACGCCTTTGAACATGGCAAGTTTGACTCATTGATTTTAGCTAACGATGATGTGGTTCTTAATCCAGATACGCTATCGTTAATGCGGGAAGATGCGGGAATTCTGGAGTCTCGTGGCGTGAAATACGGATTCTTAGGCGCAAGGTCGGACTATGTATTGCCAGATCAGAACATAAGATTCCCGGTAGACGGGGATAGAAGGGCAGGATTGAAGTGGGAAAGTGAGCATCAGATCAAGCTGACTCCGGTAATTGCGCCTATTTTTGCGTCGATAAGCCGGGAAGCGTGGGAAGTAGCTAAGTTTCCATCAACTAATTGGTATTCAGATAATATAATATGCCATGACTTGAACGTGGCGGGTTATCAGCATTTCGTTAGTAGGGCTTATGTGCATCATGCAGGAAGCCAGACGGTAGGCGTTGATTTCAAGAAATGCCACGAAGAACCGAGGGCGTGGATACTAGAGAACCGCCCAGATATGTACGAAGCGATATACGCATGACACCGGAAAGGTAGTGCAAAGTGCAGATAAAGATAGTATCAGTAGAGAAACTCATCCCTTACGTCAAAAACAGTAGGACACATTCTGACGGTCAAGTAGCCCAAATCGCGGCGAGTATCAAAGAATTCGGCTGGACTAACCCTATCCTTGTGGACGGGGAAAGCGGCGTTATAGCTGGTCATGGGCGGCTATTGGCTGCAAGAAAGCTAGGGCAGAAGGAAGTTCCGGTTATTGAGTTAGCGCATATGACGGAGAGCCAGAAACGGGCTTACGTTATTGCCGACAATCAACTAGCCATGAACGCAGGTTGGGATACGACCTTGTTATCGTTGGAACTAGCCGATTTAAAGGAAATAGGGTTTGATTTAGAAATATTAGGTTTTAAGCCTGAAGATTTGAAGACTTTTACTGAAGAAATCAACTTTGATGCTGGAACTGAAGAAGATCAAGGGAAATTAGATCAGTTAGACCCAAAATGGATTTGTTGCCCGCATTGCGGTAAGGAGTTTGACGCTCGTGAAGCCTGAACTAAAGATTGATTGGGCAACTCACGAAGCTACAAAGTTTGCTTGTGAGAAATGGCACTATAGTAAATCGTTACCTGTGCCGCCATTAGTAAAAATAGGTGCATGGGAAAATGGCAAGTTTATCGGTGTAGTAATTTTTAGTAGAGGAGCATCATCTAATTTGATGTCTCCTTATGGGTTGGGGCAAGATGAAGGGTGTGAGCTTACGAGAATTGCTTTAACTAATCATAAAACTGAAGTAAGTAGAATTGTAAAATTAGCAATAATATTCCTCAAAAAGAATAGTCCAAAATTGCGTTTAATAGTTTCGTTTGCTGATCCTCAATACGGGCATCATGGAGGCGTATATCAAGCTGGCAATTGGATTTATTGTGGAGATACTGCTGCTGGTGTTGAATACTGGCATAATGGAAAAAGATTGCATAGTAGGCAAGTAAGTGAAAAAGGTTGGAATATCCAGCAAGGGCAAAAACGAAAGACGGTTAGGCCAAGTGAGTGCAAGATAATAAAAACAGCAAGGAAGCATAGGTATTTAATGCCTTTAGACGAGCAAATGAAACAAAAAGTTATCAAATTATCAAAGCCTTACCCTAAGCGTATGAAGCAGGCAATGGTCGAGTCCATCGATACAGCGGAGGTGCAACACCTACCCATACGCTCCACTAATTTGCAAGTTGATAATATTTCCCCTTAATAAAATGGTAGAGCATAAGCCAACAGAAGAAAACAAGCGGATAGTCGAGACATCGGCAGGACTAGGCTTGCCCCATGAGCAGATAGGCGCATTGATTGGCATCGATGACAAGACGCTGCGGAAACATTATCGGACTGAGCTAGACGTAGGGAAGGCTAAAGCCAGCGCACAGATAGCTAAGACGCTGTTTAGCAAGGCTCAAGGCGGGGACACGACTGCGTTGATCTGGTGGACTAAGGCTCAGATGCGATGGGCTGAGACGCAGAAGCAAGAGGTTACTGGTGCTAACGGTGGCGCACAGGAGATGGTCGTCCGATGGGGCGGAAAGGCTAAAGATGACGTACAAACAGACTAACTGCCCTATGTGCAGCGCGTTCCTAGTGAACAACAAGTGCCTGAACTGCGGGTATGTGAAGTGACAGAGATAGTCATTCCTTACGAGCCAAGGGTACAGCAGGAGGAAATCCACCATGCCATTGAGCAGCATCGTTTTACTGTGGTGGTTGCCCATCGTCGTATGGGAAAGACTGTTAGCGCAATCAATCACCTTATCAAAGCCGCGATAGAGTGCGACAAGCCTAACCCACGGTTTGCCTACATAGCACCTACCTATAGCCAAGCCAAGAGAGTCGCTTGGGATTACCTACTAGAGTACACAAGGCCGCTTAGTGCAACTGCCAACATTGCTGAGTTACGGGTTGATTTTTGGGGGCGTAGGGTTAGTCTTTACGGGTCTGACAATCCTGATAGCTTGCGCGGTCAGTACTTTGATGGCGTGGTTATCGACGAAGTTGGCGATCAGAATCCGAGAATTTGGAACGAGATCATCCGACCTGCTCTTTCCGATCGTCTTGGGTGGTGTGCTTTCATTGGTACTCCTAAAGGCGCAAATTCCTTTCAAACTCTAGCTGAAAGAGCCAAGGCCGAGGAAGGTTGGAAGTACCTAGAGTACAAGGCTAGCCAGACCAAGATACTGCCTGAGTCCGAGCTTAAAGCTGCCTATCGAGAGATGGGGGAGGACAAGTACAACCAAGAGTTCGAGTGTTCCTTTAACGCAGCGGTCGAAGGGTCTTACTATGGGAAACTTATTAACGACCTTGAAAGGGATGCTCACATTAGTGATTTTCCTCGTGACGATCTCTGCCGTAGCTTTGTTGCTTGGGATTTGGGAATGGGTGACTCGACTGCTCTATGGGTTGCTCAACTGGCTGGAAAGGAAGTTAGACTCCTTGATTGCGTCGAAAACCATGGACAGGGACTAGATTGGTACGTTCGCTGGCTGAAGGACAATGACTACGCAGGGTTCAGTCAAATCCTGCCCCATGACGTACAAGTTAGAGAATTAGGCACAGGCAAGAGCCGTAAGGAAGTCCTAGAGGAAGCAGGGCTGTCCATAACGGTTGCGCCTAGATTGTCTGTAGCTGACGGGATTCAGGCTGTCAGGAGACTGTTGCCTAGATGCTGGTTCCATCCAAGGACTAAGCCGGGACTAGATGCCTTACGGAACTACCGCAGGGAACATGACGAGAGGCGGCAGATATTCTATGAGAAGCCGCTGCATGACTGGTCTAGCCATATGAGTGACGCTTTCAGATACCTAGCGATAGGTCTTGACGAGGGCGATAGTTCATGGCAGACATCGTTGCCAATTTCAACGAAATGGATTGTATAATAAGCAAAACCCATAAGGATTTGCTATGAAGATGGATGAGGGTCAAATCAAGGGGATTATCGAGAATGAGATCGATAACTCCATCGGTTACATTGATACCGAGACTACGGATCAGCGATCCAAAGCACTAGAGTATTACCTGCGTTATCCGTATGGTAACGAGGTAGAAGGCCGTAGCCAGATCGTAACTGGTGAGGTAGCTGAGGCTATCGACGGTGCATTGCCCCAACTTATCCGGGTCTTTACGACCACCGAGGATATTGTCTCCTTTGAGCCTCAGACTCCTGAAGATGAGGAGTCCGCTAAACAGGCCACAGACTACTGTAACTGGGTCTTTTACCGTGAGAACGACGGTTTAATCATCCTGCACAACTGGTTCAAAGACGCGCTGATGATGAAGGTTGGCGTGGTCAAGGCATACTGGGAAGCCCAAGAGGACGTTAATAAAGAGTCCTACAAGAACCTGACCGAAGACGAGCTAGCCTTATTGCTGTCTGATCCTGCCATCGAGGTAGTGAGCCAGAAGGTCGAGATGGTTGACGGTGGTGTGGATATGATGGGTATGCCTATCCAGATTCCGTACTACTCGGTCAAGGTCAAGAAGGTCAAGAAATACGGCTGCGTCAAGATTGAGAACGTACCGCCAGAAGAATTCCTAATTAGCAAATCGGCAAGAACTATTGAGGATAGCCCGTTTGTGGCTCATCGTCGATTGATGACTCGTTCGGAACTCATAGCGATGGGTTTCGACAAGGACATCGTCGAGGGATTGCCTAGCTACGACGATCTCCAGTTCACGACTGAGCGTATTGCTCGATTCAATCAGGGTGAGCAGCCGGATGAGAACATCAGCCTCGACCCAACGATGCAGGTCTGTGAGGTCTACGAGTGCTACATCAAGATTGACGTTAACGGTGATGGAATCGCTGAACTGCGTAAGATTGTTTACGCTGGCAACGAAATCCTAGATGACGAGGAGTGTGACTTAGTACCGTTCCATAGCCTTTGTCCGATCCCGATCCCGCATAAATTTTTTGGACAGTCTCTAGCAGACCGGACGATGGACATCCAGCTAATCAAGTCTACGGTTACTCGTCAGATGCTGGATAACCTGTATCTCACGAACAATGCTCGTCTGGGTGTGGTCGATGGTCAGGTCAACTTGGATGATGCTCTTAATGCAACTCCGGGTGGTATTGTCAGGATGAAGTCGGCTGGTGCGATTGTGCCTATCGAGGTTCCTGCTGTAACGGCTCAGGCTTTCCCATTGCTTGAGTACATGGATAGTGTTCAGGCCAAGCGTACAGGTGTTAGCGACCAGCAGCAGGGTCTTGATCCTGACGTAATGAACAACGTCTCGGCTACGGCTATTGCAGCCATGATGAAGTCGAACTCTGGCAAGCTGGAGTTAATTGCTCGAATCTTTGCTGAGACAGGCGTTAAGTCGCTGTTTAAGGGGATTCTGCACCTATTGGGCAAGTATCAGGATCAGGCCAAGATTGTCCGCATGAGAGGTCGATTTGTGACGTTTGATCCTCGCTCATGGACGAATCAGTACGATGTGGCGATTAACGTCGGTCTGGGTTCAGGAGATCGTGAGCAGAAGCTAGCCATGTTGCAGATGATCCTCGGCAAGCAAGAGCAGATTCTGACTCAGTTTGGCGCATCGAATCCTGTGGTATCTGTGGCTCAGTACCGGGATACCTTAGCGAGACTGATTGAATCGGCTGGTTTCAAGGATGCTAAGGCCTTCATTAACGAGATCAGTCCTGAATTGAATGATGCGTTGTCTCAGCCACAACCACCTGCTCCAGATGCTCAGGCTGAAGTAGCTCAGATGCTAGCTCAGGTAGAGAGAGAAAAGACCGAGGCCAAGGCTCAGATTGAGGCTGCAAAGCTAGGCTTGCAGAGAGAGCAACTAGAGGCTGAGTTCACTCGTAAGGGTATGGAATTATCTATGCAGCAGGAGCGTAGTGCTTCTGAGATGCGGATTAAAGAGGCTGAGTTGGCTGTTAAACAACTACAGGCTATCTTGGCAATGGACATTGCTGACGAGGACAGCCGTAACAAACAGGCTGATATTGTTTTGAAGGCGATTAAAGAGCTAGGTAATCTGACTAAGGGTACGAATGGACAAATCCCAATGGGCTGAGAATCTACTGAGGGATGAGGGCTTTCAGATGATGATGGAAGAACTCCGGTCAGTAGAGGTTAGTAAGTTTGCGATGAGTGCTGCTAGCGAGGCTAACGTAAGAGAAGATGCTTACCACCAGCTAAGGGCATTAGAGAAGATTGAGGCCTACCTTGAAGGGCTATCGGCACAGAAGCTGATAGACGAAAAGCGGCTGAAAATTTTGTAACTGAGTCGGGCAGTTCCCGATATAATTTAGGAAACAATATATGAGCGATACTGGAAGTATGACTCCCGAATCGGGAAATACTCAGTTAGACGTAGGTGGTGCAGCCGACGCTATCATGGGTCTTATGGGTACGGAAGAAGGCTCCGAACAGGAACAACCTGAAACCCAACTCGAAGCCAATGATAGCGAAGCCGAATCCGAGGAGTCTTATGATGAATCGGAGGTAGAACAAGATGAAGGTGAAGAAGAAGCCGAGGAGCCTCCTAAATACAGGGTGAAAGCCGCTGGTGAAGAACGTGAGGTAACCCTTGATGAGCTTATCAAATCTTATCAACTTGGCACAGACTATACGAAGAAATCGCAAGCAGTAGCTGAAGAACGCAAGGTTGTTGAGGCCGAACGCCAGCGTATCGAGGAAGCTAAGTATCTCCGCGATCAATATGCGGAACGGTTGCAGGTAATTGAGCAGATGCTTAACCAGCAGCCGGAAACTGAGAATCTGGACTATCTGAAGGAAACCGATCCAATCGGTTACGCAGTTAAGGTCGCAGAACTGTCTCAGCGGGAGAAGCAACTAGCCCAAGTTCGAGCAGAACAGGCTAGGATTTACGATCAGCAACAGAGGGAGCAGCAGGAGCAACTTGGTCAGGTAGTACAGGCTGAGTCTCGTAAGCTGGCAGAGGTTATCCCTGAGTATGCTGACCCGCAGAAGGGCGAGACATTACGTCGTGAACTCCGTGAATTCGGAATCAAGGCGGGATTCTCAGAGCAAGAATTAGCGAATGTTTATGATTCGCGAGCAGTATTAACGTTGTACAAGGCGATGCAGTACGACAAGTTACAGTCTGCAAAGCCGGGCATCACGAAGAAGGTTAACGAGGCTCCGAAGGTAATGAAGTCGGGAGTTTCACAGCCTCGTGATAGCAGCGACGAGATGAAGAAACTTAAGGCTAGGGCTAAGCAGACCGGAAGGGTCGCTGATGCCGCTAAAGCATTTGAACGTTTTTTATAAGGAATTATCATGCCTACATTTACAGCACATACCGCGATTGGTCAGCGGGAAGATTTGACCGACATCATCTATGACATCTCGCCAACTGAGACACCATTCATGTCCTCGATTGGCAAGACCAAAGCTACCGCCGTGTATCACGAGTGGCAGACTGACTCGCTGGCTGCTGCTACTACTGCTAACGCTGCGATTGAAGGTGCTGACGCTACATCGGCAACCCTGTCACCTACCGTCCGTCTTGGTAACTACACCCAGATCATCCAGAAGACCGTTCAGGTTTCGGGTACTTTGGACACAGTAAACAAGGCTGGTCGTAAGTCGGAAAAGGCTTATCAGTTGGCTAAGGCTTCTGCTGAACTGAAGCGCGATCTGGAAACTATCCTGTTGGCTAACCAAGGTCGTTCGGCTGGTACATCAACAATCGCTCGTAATCTGGGTTCGATCCTGTCGTGGATCAAGACTAACTCGGACGTTGGTTCGGGTGGTTCTGATCCAGCAACTATCGGCGTATCGACTCGTACTGACGGTACTCAGCGTACCTTCACCGAGGCTCTGCTGAAGACTGTTGTTTCTGAGGTGTTCGTATCAGGTGGTTCGCCGAAGATTCTGATGGTTGGCGCACTTGGTAAGCAGAAGGTATCGTCGTTTGCTGGTATCGCTGCACAGCGTTACATGGCTCCGGGCAATACTCCTACCACCATTATCGGTGCGGCTGACGTTTATATGTCGGACTTTGGCACGATGTCGGTTGTTCCTAACCGCTTCATGCGTGTTCGTGACGCTCTGGTGATTGATCCTGAGTACGCAGCACTTGCTTATCTCCGTCCATTCCAGACTAATGATCTGGCTAAGACTGGTGACAGCGAGAACACTCAGCTTCTGGCTGAAGTTACTCTGGAAGTCAAGAACGAAGCGGCTCATGGCATCATCGCCGACTTGAACATGGCTCTGTAATAAGTAGCAACTCTCCCCTGCCTGATGGTGGGGGAGAACTACGAAAGGATTTATGAGTACTCCGATACGGACTCAAACAGCATTTGAAGACGGTGATGGCGGGATTATCATCGAGACTAAGCAGGATGTTACCGAGATCATTGAGGCTAACAAGGCTCAACTTGAATTCGATAAAGAACGCAGAGGCCACTTAAACGAGCTTCATCACGTAGCCAGAATACCCTTTACGGTGATTGACGTACTGAATCAGCAGGGGGTTATGAAGGGCTTTAACGTGGTGGATGAGATCGGGTTTGCTAAATGGCTGAACGATCCTGATAATGCTGTCTGGAAAACGTACCGGGGAACTGTATGAGAGTAGGAGTTTGCGTACCGTGTAGGGATGAGGTTCATACTGGTTTTGCTTTCGACTTTGCGAGGATGACAGCACACGATGCGTCAGTTCGTTGCAAGGACGGTAAAGGTGGGTTAAGCCTTTACACAATGCCGGGAACGCTGATTTTCGATCAACGGGAAAAGCTAGCGCAGGTTGCTTTGAGTGAAAAATGTGACGCATTGCTGTTTATCGATAGCGATATGCGGTTCCCACCAGACATCATTGACATATTGTTAAGCCGCAATGTTCCTATCGTTGGGGTTAATGCTACGACTCGGAGAAAGCCTGTCACACCTACGGCAAAGATTTTGACTAGGTACATGGATGGGGATACTGAGGTTCGTAAGTGGTCTAATGTAGATTCTCGCGGTAAAGAGGGAATCGAGGAAGTTACAGCGGTTGGGTTTGGTGCTGTAATGATCCGTAAGGAAGTATTTGAGAAGACTGGTAGACCTTGGTTTGATGCTGGATGGGGTTCTAACGGTGTATGTGGTGAGGATGTATATTTCTGCGTCAAGGCTGGTTCTGAGGGCTTTCAGACGTATGTAGACCATGAGCTATCGATGCACATCAGGCACATAGGTACA